AACCGCGCTTGTCAATCTTAACGGCGCTGGCATTCGGAACCTTGGCGAGTTCTTGTTTCGCAAGGCCAATACGCTTATTCTCGACATCTACCGAAATCACTACGTACTGATACGGCGATAGCTTGAGTTCGCGCATGGCTTCGGCCGATATGCGGAGCCTGTATTGGACATCTAGCGTTATGGCGGCGCCTCCGTGGCGGGCGAGTTTCAATGGTTCAAACGGCATAGAAAAATCACGTCCTATTCACGATTTGTTTAACGTCACAAGCGACGTTCTTTGTCGCTATTATACGCAAAAATAACGAATTTATCAAGGAGGCGAATTAATGGGAAGTGTTAAACGAGATTTACACGTAAATGAGCGCAGTCTTGAAGAGAAGTATCCCGCCCTCGACTCGCCGGAGAACCTTCGCATCCTCTTATCGGACTATCACGCCTTGCTAAATAGGCAATATCAGGGCGACTATGATGCGGTGGTGCTGCTCGCTGACCTAGAGACGGCAATCTCTATGGCGAAGCTGACCGAACGCCAATTCGAAGCGCTCCGCCTAGTCTACGAGGAGGACTTGACGCAGGAAGAGGCGGGGAAGTTGATGGGGATTGGGCGCAGAGCTGTCGGATACTTTGTCGAGGATGCTATTGAAGCTATATCGGAAGTGTATTATTTTTGGTCACATCACGGAGAGGGGTACGCAATTAATGGCGGATTATAAAACGAGATTACACGTGACGATAACGGACTTACAGCAAGCGACTAAGAACGGTGTGCTAACGCGGGAAAGACGTTTAGAATATATCGAAGCAGTAACGGAGGAGTATTTTAGGTTGACCGGAGAATGGCCGGATGCGGTTGCGCTCGAAAGACTTGCCGATCTTTGCCTCTACGAAGAATTGACGGACAACAACGAGCACAAGATTTCGCAAACAGAGTATCCGTTTTTAAGCGAGCGCCAGTTTGATCGTCGTGACAGTCGTGAGGTTAAGTCAGCGTTCGGCATGGACGGCAATGCTGCAGACGGCCAAAAGCACGGCAGACCAACGCGCAGAGAGCGCACCGGTTACGAAAATAGATTCGTAGATAAAAAGGCTAAGATTCGAAATGCGGAGCGCAAACGTAATTATAACGAGTTTACGAAAGTGCAGCCGGTTATTGTGCGAAAGATTGGCGATTAGGCTGTCAACATTTTATACGTTTAGCCGCCCTTATATATGAAGAGGTATTTATGTGCTCGCTTCGGCGGGCTTTTTTAATTAAACGAAAAGGGGTTATTAAATGAAAACTAACGAAGATTACTATTTCAAGGACGTTTACTCGTATGTCGATGAAAATGGAGAAGCACGTATATCAGCGCCAGCATTAACGCATAAGGTCATAAGCATTAAGCAATCCGAAGCATACAAGGAAGAGCAAGAGGCGTCAAAATGGCGAGCTGGCAAACAGATAGATTTCACAGCGTCAAACATGCGGAACCTACACGAAGTATATGAAGCGCTAACGACGGCTCAATGCGGATATTTAATGCTCTTGCAATGCTACGTCAACTATGACGGAGGAACGCTGGTAATCGGCAAGAAAAAGGTACCGATGACTAAGGCGGATATGAAAACCGTTCTGCAGCTCGATAAGAAACCGCGAACATTCTACGACTTTTATAAGGCTTGTGTAACTCACGGAATTATTATTGAAAGGGACGGAGAATACGCGGTAAATGAGCGATATCACTTTCGGGGTAATTTCGGCAGCGAATTCGTGGTTAAATCGTACACAACGAAAGTCAAGCGTGTTTATCGCGAAGTAAAGGCGGCCGACATCGGACTTATATACCGTATGCTTCCGTTTGTTCATATGGAGACGAACGCGCTTTGTGGAAATCCTTACGAAAAGAACCCGCGTAAAATATCGTGGTTCAATCGCAGGGAGTTAGCGGAGGCGATCGGAGTTAATCCGGACACATTAGGGCGTAGGTTGCCAGCGATGAAATTAGATGGTGAATACGTCGTTGCCCGGATAAAGGTCGGCAATGAGCCGGAGAGATATACGTTTAATCCTAGCGTTTTCTACCGTGGCAAGAATGAGCCGGATAATACGTTGTTGTCGATGTTTAACGTGAGTAAGTCGAAATAATTTCGTTGACACTTCGTCAGTTAGCGCTATATACTAAATTTATCCAAATAAGGGAGGAGAGGCGTAAATGGACGATGAGTGGGTCGCGTTAGTGGCGGAGGCAAGGTCATTAGGGCTGACGGTGGAGGAAGTTCGGGAGTGGCTCGAAAAAACGAAAGCGGAGGCGGTTGTTAATGAATAAATTGGCAAAAACGTTAGGCATTTCGGTACTGGCGGTCGGTCTATTAGTGGCATGCTCGGAGCAAAAGGTCGAGAAGAGTGAAACGTCTGAGGCGGTAAAAACAAAGACAGAAGCCCCAGCACCTGCGAAAACGGAAGCGAAGAAAGAGGCTGTCGCTAAGGTAGGCGAAACATTAAACGTTGATGGCGTCAAAATTACGATCACCAGTATCGATAAATTTACCGGCACCATTAATCAGTTCAAGCCGCTGAAGCAGGACCATGCGGTAAAGATTGGCGTTATTGTGGAGAACGATACACAAGCGCAAGTATTCGTCGATAGTATGGAGTTTAAGCTTTACGATAAGGACGGATTTGAAGTCAGCTCCGCACTGCCTAGCGACGAGACGGCGTTGTCTGGCGAAATACCAGGCGGAAAGAAAGTGCAAGGCGCAATCTACTTCGATGTTCCGAAACAGGATGGCGCAACATGGGAGATACAATACGAGTCAATGGCGTCTCTAGGCGGAGAGGCTGCGAAGTGGGAAGTACCGGCGAAATAAGTATGAATGGAAGGGCGCTCAGTGATGGGCGTCTTTTTTGCGTCTAATTGAGAATCTACTGATAACCGATACGACTTTATTCGCACAAATCGGCAAAAAGTACGACTTTATTCGCACATGCAAAAAGTGGGTTGCGCCTTACTGCCGCAAGGGATTCAGCGTTTTTAGGCGCAAAGTTATTTCTTAGTCTTGTTAGAACCTTGCGCCTTCATTCGCTATCACTCATTCGCCGCCGCCCTTTATTGCTTACGCTTTTAAGACCCTCGATAATAATACAATAAGGTAGTAGGACGGCACGCTCTTGGCCGGACTACAAGGTTTTATTAAGTCGCTAATGATTGCGGACATACATCCGTTAATTACTTCCATTTTCGGTTGTTTCGCGGTATATAGGTTGAACGGAAGAAATCGGAAATAAGGCCGTAAGGCCAACGAAAGGAGGACGTTAATATGGCGAAGAAACTATCGGAGCTACAAATCGCTGCCATCGAATTCCTGGCGCTGCCCAAACGCGGAGGCTTAACGTATGAGCAGATCGCTGAGAAGGTCGGAGTCACTGACCGTACATTACGTGATTGGCGGAAGGATGACGCATTTAATGACGAATTAAAACGCCAGGTAGTGCGGAATACACTCGATAGGCTGCCGGAAATCATGGCGTCTACAGCGGATCATATTATTAATGACGGTAATGCGGCGATGTTTAGAACGTTATTGCAGGCGCATGGAATGCTTACGGATAAGGTCGAAATTGATTCGAAGAATAGTGGTGGAGCTGCGGACATTGACGCTATGAAAGCGGAGATTGAGCGGATGAGGGCGAGGAAATCGGAAGGGTGACGTGTGGTGCGTATATTATATAGAAGGAATGCGGTAAGGGTGAGCGTATAGGGGTTCCGTTGAGTTCCGTAGGGGCTTATGTTTACCAGCTACGGCCGTCTGGCGCGTGACCCTCCGATCACTTTCGACAGAGCAACGCTATCTTATGCAGCTCTATACCGATAGCTTTATGCAATAACTACGGGAAATAACCGCCAGTTGCTGCGTATAAACGCTGTTATATCGCCAATGTATAAGATACTGCATACTGTTATTATATACGTAATGATTGAGCGTTGATATGATGCGGTTCTTATGTTACATGATTACGCATAATTGTTATTTTACGTAATTATATACGCATACTTATGCGTTAGTATACATCGCTGGATACAAAGCTACGCATAAAGATTCTCGTTCCTTTTCGAAACTTTTTGTCGAAAAAAGGGGGCGGGGAGGGTAAAAAGAAAAAAGAAATTCCAGGCGGATTTACCGTCCGCATATCAAAATTTCACTTTGGCCCACCGAATGCCTAACGGTGGGCCTTTTCGCTTTTACATAAACGAAAGGAGGGCGGTCCCTATCGCATGGCTA